GAGCAAGAGCGCTTACGTCTTCAATCTGAGTTAGACCGCATTCGTGATGAGCGTGCGGCGCATGGCACACAGCATAACGTCCTTGCTGGGCAAGTGAGGGATGTAAAACCTTTGAGCAAAGCGGTAACTAAGGCTGAGATAGATGCTGAGGTAGCTAAACGCAAAGCGGCTCGTGCGGCAGAGAACCTTTCCATGACCCCGCAAGACCTTTTAAACAAAGGAAAAACTGTTGGTCGTACCGTGGCTGGCGGAGCCGCTGGTTATTACGGCTTGATGAGCGCTCAAGAAGCATTGAATCGCTATAACGCTGGCGACACCAGTGAAGCCGTTATGCAGGCTCTAGGAGCGCTTTCTGCGGGTGCGTCTCTAGTACCTCCAGTCAACCCAAAACTATCTGGTTTGAAAAAGGCTGGAGCGCTTGGGGCAGTAGGTATGGGTGGGCGTGAAATTTATAGACGCCTTACCCAAGAACCACCAGCAAAATAAAAAATTTCGAGGAGCAGTTGCCACTCTCCTTTTAGCCCCCCTTTAATCGGGGGGCTTTTTTTATGCGTGTCCAGCAGTACACATCAAAAGCATTTGAGTCTGCGCAAATTGCTCTTCTGCTTGATGGACGCCATCATCAAACCCTTGTTGGTATGCCTCAAGGCAAGCGTAAGCCAGAGTCGTCTCTGGGTCGCGTCTTCCCTCTTCGTATTGTTTTGCCAAGTGTGTGATGAGGCTGATGTCCATGACTATGCGGGTCGTTGGTTTTCCAAGGCGTTACCCACCGCGACGTTCATGTCTTTGACAATCGCTACGCAACGGGCGTGTTCCTTCCTAGCATACTCCACCGCGACATATTGCTCAATGTTGTGAGCGAACTGGATGATGTCCACTTCGTCAGCAATCAGTGGGTCTTTGCGTGGTCGGTCGCTTTGGAAAAAAATCTGCTTGACCATTTCTTCACTTAACATTTTTACTCCTTACTTGTGTGAATTTTTAAGTTGCCAGAATTGAAGTAGGTTGACGAACATCTCCCAACCACGGTCAAGGTCTTCCGCGCTCCACTCTTTCACCACGACTAAGTCAGGGACGTTGCGGGACACAAAGACGTTGGCACAGCGGGCTTGGGGAATACCTAGACCAACTCGGTAAGCTGAGAGTTGCATAAGGTGTTCGTCGTATCCCTCAACCTTTTTGGGGTCGGTGAACTCTTTGGTTTTGATGTCAATGACGACGTTTGTGGAGCCAGCGCAAAATAGGTCGCACTTACCGCCAAAACCGAGGTCGTGTGCAAATGAGCGTTCGGAAACCCAGACTTGGTCTCCAAAGTGTTCTTTGATTGCGTTGTCGCAAGCGGTAACACTCTCTTGGTGTTTTCCTGTTGGTCTATCTTCATAAAAGCCTTGTATCGATGCATGGATGTCAGTTCCCGCATCCGCCGCAGACCGACCCTGTTCTTTGGAATCGTTGATGATTCGGTCTATGTATTCCTTTTCAAGTTCGTCTGGGCGTCGGGGAAGGGTAAGCGCGGCAAGCAACACCTGTTGCTGGAGCCACGCCAGAAGCGCAGGTTTAGCCGCTACGTTCAGCACTGTCGTTACCGACGGTACTAGGTTCATTGTGCGTGCGTCTCTAAGTGTGGTGTTACGGGGTGAACCGTCCTTCTTAGATGGCACAGTGTACTGAGGCACACCGTCGCGGGTGTACCAGTGATTCGATTCGCTTGCGCGTACTGCTGGAGTAGTTATGGTCATATCTTTCCTATTGAAATTCTTGGGCGTCTGCCCAGTTGTACCAGCGCGTGACAAACTTCTTGAGGTCATCAAAAGACTTCCCACGCACCCGAAAACGACCGTCTGAACACAATTGCTCAAACTTCTCGACCACCGTGTCACCGTCCGTGTTTCCTTGGATGATGACTACGGTGAACTGGGGTTGCCTTGCTAAGTTGCGCAGTAGCAACCCCTGCCCTTGGCTGATGCTTTCACCTTCTCGCTTCCACTCACCGACAAAGAACTTGCACTTGCGTTCAAAAACCATGTCGATGTTGCAGGGCGTCGCCTTGGGGTTGGTCTCAATCAGTCCCTTGAACTGAAAGAAATCAACGTGCGTCGCGTGTTGGTTTCGCATGAGCCTCATGGTCAGAACGGGATGTCGTCGTCCATGTCATCAAACCCGCTTGCGGAGGCTTTAACGGGCGCTGGAGCGCTTGAACCGCCTCGACCCTGCCACTCTGGGGACTTCTGGATTTTCTCCTTCAAACCGTTGCTAAAGCTGTCAAACAGCGTCATGTCAGGCTCGTCAATGGAAAACAGTTTCAGGTCGTTGTGACCCTCTGGCATACCGCCCTTCTTGATTGCGGGGGGTACAGACATGATGGCGGCAATATTGGTGTACTCCTTGCCGTTGTTTCCCATAGCCTTGATGACCGAAATCATCGCCCACGCGCCCAGCACGTTCTTGAGTTCAAACCCACGCAACTCTTCAGCGGTGAACTCGCGTCCACGCCACGTTTGCAGGTCTTTGCGCAGGGTAGCCATCTCAGCCAGCGAGAGCGTGAAGTTCTTGCTGATAGACATTGGCTCGTTCTTGGCTGTGACGATAGGCTTTCCAGCCTCGTCTTCTCCATGCACCTCAAATTGCAACATCACCTTGGGCAGTTTCTTGACCGTTCCGAGGTAAGTTGATTCTTGGGTTCCCAAGTCAATGACTCGGTAGCACCGTGCGAGGTGCATTCCTTGGGGTACTGGGGTGAAGTCTCCACCACCGCCTCCGCTTTCTTTCGCTATTAAAGCCATCATTCGCTCCTAGTTAGGGTTACAGTTTCTAAAGTCACTATCGGTCTCTTGGGCAGTCCGCATTCGTAGCGGATGATGTCCCAGTCCTCCATTGTTGCAACGCCTGTCTCAGCCCGTTCAAGGGCTTCCTCAAGCATTTGTTGCCTCTCAAGCATCAGTTGATGCATTTCGTATTCGCTGTTCATAAGTTCGCTTTCAAGTTAAACAGGTTGTAGTGTATCATGTTTAATCTGGTGTTGCACAACAATTTTTTTTAGTGTAACATAGGCTTAACCATGAAAGGGATATGATGACATTACAAGAATATTTTGCAGATAAACCAAGGGGGACGAAGATAGCGTTAGCCCGCAAGCTGGGCATCAGTAAAACGTGGTTTTCGTTGATTGTTACGGGGCGACAACTGCCTAGCCCAGAACTAGCACGCGACATTGAGTTGCACACAGGCAGGAAAGTGAAGAGGGCTGAGTTGCGCCCTGACATATTTGGAAAGACAGCGAAATGATATGGTACAAATTCCACATCGGTGACTACCTCACACACACAGTGCATCTGTCTGATGCAGAGGACTTGGCGTACCGACGCCTGCTTGACCTCTACTACATGAGCGAGAAGGCTATCCCACTCGATACCGAATCGGTTGCGAGAAAGATACGCTTAGATTTAGACATAACCGAATCGGTTTTGAATGAATTCTTTGAACGTACCGAAACAGGGTATTTCAACAATCGTTGCCATGTCGAAGTGACTAAGTATCAACATCAAGTCGAAAATAATCGACAACTCGGAAAGCGAGGCGGGAGACCATCAAAAACCGAATCGGTAACCGAATCGAAAGCGAACCATAACCCTAAGAAGATACAGATACAGAATAAGAATATAAATACATCGTCGAAATTCGACGAGTTCTGGAATGCTTGGCCAACGTCAAAACGTAAGGTCGCCAAAGCTGAGTGCCAGAAGAAGTGGGCGAAGGCTGGACTTGATTCTGTTGCGCAGGCAATTGTTCTCCATGTCAACGCAATCAAAGGTACAGAGCAGTGGACGTCAGGTTTTGAGCCTGCACCGTTGACGTACATCAACCAACGTCGTTGGGAAGACGACGCAGGTACACCAGCCGTAGGTCGGAGGGTCATATGACACACGAAGAGCAGATTAAATGGATGACTGACCGAATTGCGCATTTGGAAACCCAATACGAAAGCGCAATGGGGATGGTGGAAACATTGATGGGCAAGCTAAAACCTCTGACAGAAAAAGCCGTGGAAGCAGAGCGTGAGGCGTGTGCAAAGGTGTGTGAGGATAGCGTTGAAGAGGCTGGCGATGAACTGGCTAGACAAATCAGAGCAAGGGGACAAGCATGAACTTTGAAGCTTGGGTTTCCCAGCAGGTTTCTGCTGGCGAAGATGCAACCATCAGCTTGGGGTTGCTAGAAAAAGAATTTTTTGGCAGTTTTTATTTTGAGCGAAGAATTGCAATTTGGGCGGATGCCCTTGCAAAACAATTGGGTGTGACGGCAACAATTCATTGGCCTAGCAATGTGGTGACCTTTTATCCAAGAGCAAGGGGACAAGCATGACCCCAGCCGAGAGGTTTGTTCAGCGTCTGTCGAAGGTCAAGGGACGCAACGGGTCTTGGACTGCTTGCTGTCCTGCCCACAACGACAAGGGGCCATCGCTTGCTATTCGTGAGACAGAAGACGGTCGAGTGTTGCTCCATTGCTTTGCGGGGTGCGAGACGTTGAACGTGGTGCAGGCATTGGGCATGGACATGACCGACCTGTTCCCACCAGATGACAAGCGACGCGAGTACCCAGTCGAAGGTAAGAAGAGTTTGAAGCCAGCGTTTTACGCCAGCGACCTGATGAGAATTATTTCGTTTGAGGCATTGGTGGTCAGCATCTGCGCTTACGACATGAGTCAGGGTAAGAAATTAAGCGAGACCGACAGAGAGCGAATGAAATTATCACAACAGCGAATTGAAGAGGCAATGAAATATGCAAACGTCTGACGTACAAAAAAGAGCGCAAGAACTCGACGAGGCTCGGAAAATACGCATTGTTCGACCTGATGAGGTGGACTTTGAGAAGTACCTCAAAGCCAATGACGTAGCCCAGAAGGTCAAGGGTGCTGGCGAATTCTTGGATGAGATTGAGGCAGAGATTGCCAGCCCAGTGGTGGAGGTGTCTCAGACTATGCCTTGGACAAAGACTCACGCTGGCTTTCAATTCCGTGCAGGCGAGGTGACTTTGTACGCTGGTGGTAACGGTGGCGGTAAGTCAATGATTACGGGTCAGATTGCGATGGGGCTTATCAAGCAAAACCAGCGCGTGATGATTGCGTCGTTTGAGATGAAACCTAAGCGCACGTTGTTTCGTATGCTTCGTCAGTTTGCAGGCGAGAACATTGACGTACCCCGTTATGTTGACAAACACAGATACCTATCGGCATTGATTCAACGCATGAGAAGTTTTGCTCATGCCAACCTGTGGTTATACGACCAGCAGGGAACCGTAACAGCCCAGCAGGTGATTGCAGTATCACGCTACAGCGCGGTGGAGTTGGGTGTGCAACACATTTTCATTGATTCGTTGATGAAATGCGTATCTGGTGAAGATGACTACAACGCACAGAAGTCTTTTGTCGATGAGTTGACTTCGCTGGCGCGTGACCACAACGTCCATGTCCATCTGATTCACCATATTCGCAAGCTGGCAAGCGAAGAGGTAAAACCCAACAAGAACGACATCAAGGGTTCAGGTTCTATTAGCGACCAAGTGGACAACGTGTTGATGGTCTGGCGCAATAAAAAGAAAGAACACGACGCTCAGAACGGTAGCGTTGATGTGCAGATTCCAGACGCCTACTTGATGTGCGAGAAGCAACGCAATGGTGAGTCTGAGGATTGGTACTCGCTTTGGTATTTAAAGGAGAGCCAACAGTTTGTTGAGTACCACGATTCAATACCGATGTCTTTTGACGGTGGAGGGCGATTTTGAATTATGGCAAGGAGGGCGAAGGAGAAGATGAGCATCGTCACCGTTGTCTCGTTCGGGGAATCATCAAAATGCGTATTGAAAATCGCGATAGCGCGTACCGCTGGCTCAACGGTTACGTTGACGAACGTGGGAAGCGTCACAAAGGGTGGAACGAACTTCATCCCAAGTCCCGCCTTGAGGCAGATATTAGAGAGCAATGGATTAAAGGCAACCGAGGTAACGAAGGAGAATGGAAATGATTGAAATAACACTACCTTGGCCTCCCACGGTCAACACCTACTGGCGCAACTTCAACGGTCGCACCATCATCAGCGCTAAGGGGCGCGAGTACCGCAAAGCTGTGGCTGACCAAGTGTTAATTCAAAGAGCCGCTAAGCACATTGACTACGCGGTGAAGGTGGAGATTCAATGCTTCCGCCCAGACCGTCGTCGCCGTGATTTGGACAATCTTTTGAAAGCGTTGCTTGACTCCATGACTCACGCGGGGGTTATGCAGGACGACGCCTTGATTGAAGACCTGCGTGTGTACTGGGCAGACGAGGTTGGCGGTATGGTCAAAGTAACCATAGAGGGGGTTTTATGAATTGGATTTTGTCGTTGGTCGTTGTGTACTTCCTGTTCACAGGGGAGCCACCATTGATTGACATCTTGCATGACCACGTCACGCAATATCTCAAAGAAAAAGAAAAGAGTCGCACATGAAAACCGAACCAGATTTGATTGACATCTTTGCAATGCTTGCGTTGATTGGTCTTATGCAAAAACCAACCAAGGTTGCAAAGTCAAAAATAGATATTGCCTACGAGGCTTACGAGCAAGCGCAGGCAATGCTTGATGTGCGAGAAGACTTCATCAATAAAAGGAGTGACTGATGGATACATTGTTCAACGTCGTTGGTTTATTTTTTATGGTGTCAGGAGTTTTGGCTTGGGCTATTGGAATTTTTTTAGTGTGGTACTACTGGCTATGTCAGCCTACAAAGGAGGAGTAAATGTTTAACACGTTTGGAGAATTTTTTTGGGCATTCATGTCGCTGTCTGGATTCATGTTTTGGATTTGCATGGTGATTTTTATTGCAATGGTAATCAGGCGCAACCGCGCAAAAAGAAAGGCTTACTATGAGTGAAGACAGAGACCCGCATAAGGCGGTTGACTACATCCTGCTCAATGGCAAGAAGTTTGCCAAGGCAAAAGCAGAGCGGTGCTACATCGAAGAGTACCGCAAGTCGCTCAAAGCGATATTGATGAAGCGAAGCATGGAGAACGCCATTGGGGCGCAAGAGCGCGAGGCATACGCGCATCCTGAGTATGTGCAGTTACTTGAGGGGTTGCGCGAAGCGATAGAAGTTGAAGAGAAGCTACGCTGGGATTTGCTGGGCGCTCAAGCCCGTGTAGAAATCTGGCGAACAGAACAAGCAAACAACAGAGCAGAAGGAAGGGCAACGGTATGAAAACTTATTCAATTGACATAGTGAAAGTTCCCAAAGATTGGGGCGGTGCATTGTCGGAGGCGGTGGTTGATTCCGAAACAGGTAGCACAGCATTCATTGTTGGCGAAGACCAAAAGTTTGCAAAGCGCTTAGTTGAGTTTATGAATCGGTTTGAGCGCATCAAAGATAAAGGAGAGGCAACGCTATGAAAAAGATTTTTATTGCAGTGTGCGCAATCAGCGCTTTGGTTGGGTGTTCGTCCAACAAGGAACCGTACATCACGGCGCAGAACCTTGTCATGGATAGGAACGTCCAGCCCCTATCACGCGGTGAGCAAATTGATGCTATCAAGGATTGTCAAGAAGCTGGCTTACGCGCCCGCGTGATATACGCCAAGCGGTTTGTCAACGGTTACAGCACCGAGACAGTCATCGACGTTCTTTGCTCCAACAGATATGCGTTTTAATGCTTTTCAATGGGGAGTCATCCACGGTCTGGCTTGGGTAGTTTGCTTGGCTGATGGGTGGGTTCTCCACAACCACGTTCTGTTTGGGGTTGGGTTATTCTTTTTGTTTTATTCAATGTGGAGAATGATTGTGACAAAGACACCAGAAGACGAAGAGTTTGAGCGCATAGAGCGTGAGCAGGCAATGGGTTGGCGCAAGCGCCAGATTGTGTCGTTGCAAACCAGCGTTGAGTCTTTTGACGAATGGGAACACAGCCACCGCCCAGAGCAGTACGACGTAGAGCGTCGCGCCTACCTTGCGGGATTTGAGGCAGGTTCACGCAATGAGCGACTCAAGAAGGAATTGAATGACTGACAAACCAAAGACTTGTCAGGTGTGTCGCCTGCGACCAGCAGACGTAAAGGGCAGGAACAGCAGTGGCGCACCGCAGTGGCGATGCCAGACCTGCCACAACCTCAAGAACCGTTCAGGCTTTACCAAGGGCAAGCAATGACCACGTTGAAAGAAAAGAAGCACATGAGCGCGGTGGCTGAACTGGGGTGCGCAGTATGCAGGCGGATGGGATACCAAGGCACGCCAGCAGAACT